TGTGCTGATTTATCAATTGCAACTTCACCATCAACAATATCACTAGTTGTAGGTGTACTTGTACCTCTTTTGAGTTTTATAGTATTTGACATATTTTAAAAAGTACCCCCCTCTATCTCAAGACCTGAAACACTGCCATTCTCTAGAAATGTTACTAGGTCTGAAAAAGCAACTTGTTTCATAGTGCCAGCATCATTAACAACCATACGATCAGCAGCAGCAAGTGTTGTTGATGTCGCTGAAGTATCACCATCAGTACAAGTATTTAATTCTGTAGTTGTACTGTTTAAACCATCAAGTTTATTTAACTCTGTTACTGTCGAAGTTAAACTTGTAATTTTAGAAACTGGTAAAGTTCCAGTAATCGAACTTGCAGCCAAATCTAAAGCTAACTCAGTTGATTCAATAACCAGACCACCATTAGACTTAAGATCAAGAGTTAATGTATTTGCTGATTTATCTAATCCATCTCCTGCTGTAATTTGACCAGCACCACTAAATTGTGTAAAAGCTAAGTTATTAGTACCAACAACCGCAGATCCTTTATTTGTACTACACACAAAACCATTATCAGCATTTACAGTTCCTTGATCTACAAATACAAATACAGAAGAAGCATCATCACCAGCAGCTAAATCATCTGTTCTTGACCATGAACCAGCTTTACATAAATACAGTCCATTACCTGATGCACTACTTTGATCTTTAACTAAAACTCTTTCATCAGCCGAAACTGCCACACCATCAATAGTTTGCGTACCAGAAAGCGTGATATTTGCTGTTGTAGCTACCTTTACTGCTTCTTTAATATCTAATCCCTGACTGACACCATCTACATATCCCTTTGTAGCAAAATGAGCATCAGCAGTGGGAGTAACTCCTGAGACTGTACTTGTAGCAGATGCTAATTGATCAACTCTCGATGTTCTAACTTGTGTATCAAAATCACTTATTTTAGAAGCTGTTAGCGTTGGAACGTCAGCTACTACAAGTGACCTAAATGTAGGTGCAGCAGCACTTCCAGTTGTAGGGCCAGCTAATACAATATTTGCATTTCTTGTTGTTGCTTTATCAAAAAATGCACCAGTACCACCAACAGTAATTATTGAACTTGCAGAAGGTGGGGTAGATCCATTATCACCAAAACCATAATATAATTTCAGATCGTTTTCATTAAAAGCTAATTCTGATGGAGATAAACTAGAAGGTGCTCCAGCCGATCCACTAGCTGATCTTTTTTTAATTCTTATGGTGTTGGACATGGCTTAGAAGTTTCCTCCGTTTACGAGTGTAAGCTTAGTAGTAGTATTATCTGCCTTCAATGTACCACTTGCAGCGTGAAAATACAGTAATGAATCATCAACTGCATTAGTTATATCTATAGCAGTACCAGCCGGACCTTGTGGCCCTTCAGTGGATACAGTGACTACAGTCGCATTACCTTCTGTGACTGTGACAGTATTAGTAGTCTCATTGACTGTAACTGTATTCTTTTCTTCAGTGATCTGTACACTATTCATGCTGTATAACCCTCTGAAACAAATATAGTACCTTCTAAATAATACTCTTTTTCACCCGATCCATTTGTTAATAACACATCATATCTTAAGACGCTAGGAGAAAATGTTGCAGTTTGTGTATCAGTTAAACCTATACTTACTGAACCTGCTGCTCTATCTGTATAAGTAACACTAAAATCAGCATATTTTGTGGTGCGTGTTTCTTCCCAAACCTGTGCCGCAACAGTAAATCCTGTTAAATTTATTGCATTATTACTACTGTCTTTAAATAACAAAGGAATCGAATGATCAGATCGCCTTTGCAATGTAAAATTATACGTTCCAGGTTGGATTGCCATTTAAGTATAAGGTGATGTTCCTAGTATATCAGTGTTCCATTGTGCTTTTAATGCTGTTTCATCTGCGGCTGAAGCTATACCAGAATCAGCAGGTGCATCTCTTAATGCCTGTTTCTTAGCAACAATATCAGTTGTACTAGCTGAAGTTTCCTGTGCTTTTTGAAATTCAACATCAAGTTCTGCAAGTTTAGATACTCTTGCTGTTCTAATGTTTGTTTTATGAAGTTCTCTAGCTTTCGCCATATCTACACCAAATCCCATAATTTACTCCGAATAAGTCCAAGCGTTTCTAAAACTCCTGTCAGTAGGAATTGCAGATTTATTAACAGTATAAACTGTTCTATCGCTAGGGCAATCTTTTGCTTTTATTTGATCTAAAGTTAAACCACAATTATCTGCTGGTATAACAATACAAATTGAACCATCATCATTTGTGTAAATAAATCGTGAGTCAGAATTAGCCATAAAGTTTTTCTTTTAGTATATCTTAAGTGCAATTAATCACCAAAAACGGTACAGCAAACGATAGGGTCATCTCTTGTATATAAACCATTTAAAGTACCACCTGTAAAATGAGAGTTAACTCTAAAAGTAGTAGTTGTTAAACTATTACACACGCCACAGCCTCTAATAGCCGAGGTAGCACCATCTCCTGAAGCAGTTGTTACAGCATAATTCGTATTACTCATTGCGGTGGTCATGGTTACAGTGTAATCACCTTGACCATTATCAGTGACAGAACTTACATTAAAAGAATCTCTTATTCCTCCGTTTGCCTCAGTAAAAGGAGATGTGCCAAATGTACCATCAAAATTAATCCATGCCTTTGCTCTTCCTTGTGCTACTTGTTCTGGTGTTGAATTATTACCACCGTTTATATCTTGTAAGTTGTTGACTTTAAGTGTTGACATAATTAACTAGGTTTAGGATTGTCATTTTTTATTTTTGTAATAGCATCTTTCCAAGTAGTAGTACCATTTACACTATCCCAAAACTGCATATCTAATTGTTCTGTTATTTCTGGATATTGTTCACGCCTTATTTGTTTATATTCTTCTGCATTATTCCATGCAATGTAAGCTGCGTTTAACTCATCATCTGTTGGCTGTGTATCGGGATTATCAGATCGCCATTTTGTAATTTTATGTGGTGGTAAGTTTTTATCTAATTCATATTCATTATTATTTTTACCAAGTTGTAAAATTGCAAGATTAATATCTGTTGTAGAATTTATAGCCATTTATGCAAACTCCTTAAATATTTCTACCATACAATAGATTTCTTTATCACCTAAGTCAAAATCAACTCCTAATCCAAAAGTAGCTGGTGAGGTTGCATTCGCTCTGTGATAAATAGCTAACGCTTTAGTTCCTGTAAGTGTAAACCTTGCAGTTAAAAAAGCATCATTAGAACCGCCCATAGTATCAGCAGTATAATGTGATCTGCCTTGTTGTATATCTGTACTGTCTGTTACGTTGGTTAATTTAATTGCATGTCTATTCACAGCATACACAGGAGCTTCTGCCCTTACACGATAAGTACCAGCACCAAGTGTAAATTCATTATTAGAAACGGTAACAATACTATCTGGATCAAATAGTTCTGTATTTAAGTCACGTTTACGCCAAGCACCACTGGTAAAAGTGCCACCACCAACACCGTCTGCTTTTTGATCTACGACAAGAGCATAACTTTCAAAAGCTATATTTACACCAGTTATTGTTCCGTCACCATTAATTGTTATTGACATAGTTAATCTCCAAATACTGCTGCACAAACTCTATTTGAATTTGCTCTTCCCTGTGCAATCTGTTCTGGTGTTGAACTGTGAGCGGCAGATGTGTTTTGTATTGTGTTGACTTTAAGTGTTGAAATTTTTCTATCCTCCTATAGCAATAAAGGAAGCTCTTGAAGGATCATTTGCAAATCCATTAGAACCAGAACCCCCAGAAGTACCATAAAGCATTCTACATGAACCAACAAGTTTTTCTAATTCTGACCCACCTACAAAAGGATGGTTTGTCGCACCTGCTTGACTACCAAAACTACAATAATCAGTCGAATCAAAATTATTAATGAAAGTAAAAGTATAATCTCCTGTACCATTGTCAGTTATTGAACTTACATTAAATGATTCTCCCTTAGTTACTGTACCCGTACCAACAAAGGAACAATATGCTTCAATAAGCCTTCCCTTCTCTGTTCCACTCGAATTTTGAAATACTGGTGGAGATGCCGTTAAACTTTTTATGGTAGCAACATTAAGAGTACTCATTTAAACAACGCTCCATACCTCACCAGAACCAATAGTAACAACTACTCCCGATGCTATCGCAATTGGACCAAAACTACCAGCATTTTTAGCATTTGAAATTGTATAACTTTGAGTTACAGTTTGGTCATTTTCCCAAAAAATATTATCATTACCACCACCTTGAGCACCTGCTCCAGCTACATCCCAACGTAAATTACCATTGGTGTCGGATACAAGAGCATAGCCATCAACAGTGGCATCAGCATTAGGTAATTTCCAAACAACATTTGCAGCAATAGTATCAGGTGCTTTAAAACCAACATATTGAACATTGCCATTTGTTGCACTATTTATTGGTTCTAAAAACCTTAACTCCTTTTGATTACTAGCAGTTGAACTTATTGTCAAACTACTTGCATCTATAAATGCTTGTTCTTCACCAGCAGAGGAAAAACCCATTACATCTGCGGATTTTCTAAATAATCCTAAGTTTGCATCGGTATCAAAACTTAATGCAGGTGCAGAAGCACTATTAGAATCATCAAGTAATAATTGACCTGTCATTGGTGCAGTAGATCCACCTGATCTTGGTAATAAACCTAAATTTGCACTATCTAAGTCCCCAATTTCAAAAAAAGTTGCAGAAGCAGCAGCATCTTGACCAGAAGTAGATCGTATTTTAAGTTTGCTGTTTGTTGTATCAGCAAAAAGCTGACAAGGACTTGTAGTTCCTAAAGTGTTTTGTGTGCCAGAATTGCAAGTTTTTATTGCATCTAAAATAAAATTTAGATCTTGTCTTACGTTAGCCCCCGAAGCATTAGCGACATCATAATCTGTTACTTGTGCCATTAGACTTTGTTTTCCTCCATTCTACCCTCCTTTGCCAAAACCAACAGCACTGTAGGTAAAGTTCCTATCAATACTAGCATTACTTGAGTTTTTAAAATGGACTGTAAAGCCAGTTCCAGATATACTGCTTAATACAAAGTAATCCCCTGTTGCCATATTTTGTGGCGAAATATTAACAGAAGGTAAGAAACTATTTAAGTTACCCAATCCAGACGTTCCAACAAAAAATGGTGCTGTAAATGTAACTGCTTTTGCTCCTGCTCCTGATGCAATGACAGAAGATTGTTCAGTTCTTGATGGCATTGTTGCCGTATAACCTGCTTGCTGTAAATTTATATTTTGTGCTGTATCGGCTGTATTTAAAGTAATCCTAAATTGAAATCCTCTGCCCTTAAATGTTCCATTAGCAAAGTCATTAAAATCAGAATATAAACTCATGTCAGTAGACGTTCTAACAGCTATTTTTGCATTAGCATCGTTAGCAACAGTTCCATCAAAATCTGTCCAAGTATTGATTAATTCTGTTCTGTTATCAAATTGATCTCCTGTATAAAAACCAACTCCTTGAAAATATCTTTTTAAGACAAGTGAGAATGTACCACCAAGATCAAGAGTGTCTACAAAGTCATAAGTACCAGTAGCATTTGCTGTTGGATCTGTAAGTTTTAATCCACCAATAGTAGAGTCAAAAGTAAGATTTGATTTTGTTCCGTTATATGGTGTTGAATCGTTATCTTCTCTGTCAGTTTTAACAGTAATAGAATCTAAAATATCAACAATAGATAAAGCTGTACTTGTTGCATTTGTACTAAATCTACCGCCATCATCTTGAAATTTAAGAAGATATGTTCCAGCTAAAGCAGGAGCTATAACTTCTGTTGCATTACCAGCTACAGCCTCTATAACATCTTGTGCAGATTGAAACGTAGCAGCACCTCCTGTTTGATTTGTATGTCTCACATAAACTCGACCACCATGTAAAACATCTATAGCAGTTGCTTGTGTAAATCTTAATCTTACAAACTGTTCATTAATAGGTTCAATATTAAGTCCAGAAACATCTTCTGGTAATGCACTTTTACCAACAGCAATAAATGTTCTAGTTGTTGGACTTGCAGATAATTTCAATTCTAAATTATATGAAAATACTTGAATTGTATAAGTACCTTTTGCACTATCTAATAATTCAAAATCAGTACTAAATACAACTTGCGAAACAAAGTTACCATTTTCTAATTTGTAATTAACAAGATATTGAGTAACACCTTGTACTGCTTCCCAACTAACAATTAATTTACTTCTAGCAATACTATTTATAACAACTGTTTGCTCTGTGACTATTAAGTTACTTGGAGAAGATACAAGGGCATTTAATAAAGATACAGTTCTTGTAGGTAAAGCAGTACCATTTTCAATAAAGGCATATTTATCTTCAACATAAGATAAAGCTGTTATCACATAATTAACATCATCTTGCTCTTCTACTTGAATTACTCTAAATAACTGCGTTTGTAAACTTGTACTGGATATTAGATAAGGAGAATTTGTAAGGGGTGCTGATGAAAATGTAGCCTGTTTAACTACCTCACCTTGGTCATTTACTTTTGAAACAGCTTCAGATGAATTTTCTAAAGTTAGAACTCCATTAGTTGTATCTCCAATTTTACCAACTTCTACTGTTCCATTAGACAAAATTACACTAATAGTTGGGCTATCATTTAAAGCTGGTAAAGTTGTTTGTGCTTCTGCATCAATAGTTATAGCAGTGGTTGTTGCAGTTACGACACGACCACCTCTTCTAGCTCCTGCCCTCACTGGATCGTTTATTTCAATAACAGAACCAGGTCTTACAACAATTCCTGCATCTATTGAAGTTGAAAATGTAACAGTTTCACTTTCATTTTGTTCAGCAAATAGTACTGCTCTTCCAAGCCTTGCTGCCTGATTACGAGAAGTACAGGCAAATGCTTTAATTTGTTTTACAATCGTTCCAAGTTTAGCTATAGCTGTTGCATCTTCTATAACTTCAAAATCTACTTCCTTAGAATCCATGTTGAAGTAACTTACAGAAACAACAGAATGACGTTGTTTTAAACTGCTTCCCTGATATGTAAATCCACTTTCTCCTACATTTGCTAGGTTAAATAAATAGCTTGCCGTAGTTTCTTTATCCTGAGATATGGTTATAGAACCAGCGGACCATATTGGCATACATCTCATTACACCAGACAGATCATTTATTGCTGCAAATGCTTCTTTAGGACTTTGAATATTTACATTACAACTAAATCTAGCTTCCTCTGTACCCGCTGGTGATCCGTCTTTTACTAATACATTGGCATATTTACTGGCAGCTACGAAACTAAATAAATCTAAATTACTATCAGTAACATGATCTCCTAATCCATATCTAGTGTTAGTCAAAAGATCAAGTAAACACATAGCAGGGCAATTTGTATAAACAGCAGCACCCATTACACCATTGAAAATATACCCACTTGGGTAACGTATTCTTCCTGTAGCTGAATCAACATTTGGAGTTCCAGCAAAAGTACAATTTGATGTTGTAACGGCTTGAGAAGTGCCAGAGGTTAAAGTAAATGAATTTACGTTAGGAACAGTTTGTATTACAAAAGTTCCATTTACTCCAGCACCAGAGGTCGCAGTAAACACTACTGATTCACCAACAAGTAAACCATGATTATTATTATTAACGGTGACAACAGTGGTTGATTGTGTATAAGTAGCAGATACCACAGAAGCAGATGCTCCTGGTATCCTTACTTTTACTCCTCTGATACGATACTTTCTTGTAGGAATACGATTAAAGTGTTTACTATCTAAACGCAGAGCTACATAAGCACTATTCGCATAAGTTGAATTATTGTCTATAACCTCTTGAAAAGCAGTAAATTGAAACAAATTTACTCTCTGTGTATCTGTGCTATCTGCTGTAATACGAATAACTCTTATATCTACAGTTGTATAACCGCTTGTCAATTCTATTCTGTGATCTCTGGCATAAGAATCAGCAGTCCTACCACTGACTGAAGCAGTTATTTTGTCATCAAAACCTCCAGAATCATGTTGTATTTGAATTGCATACTCAACAGTGTCTCCTCGAATATCTCCATCATCCTCAAGAACTTGAATCTGAGGCCAAGTTAAAGTAACAATAACAGCATCAACATCTGTATTGGTAATCTGTCTAGTTACTGCACCACTTATACCAACAGTTTGGGCTGTCCATGTAACTCCACCATCAGTTATAGTTTGCCCAACAGAAGCAGTTAAAAAAGCTGTAGGTTCAGTAGTGCCAGCTTGTCCTGCGGTAGTGCATTTAAAAACAATAGTTTTACTCGCTTCACTATTACCAGATTTTACTATGTTACCAACAGTGTAGTTTGTGCCAGTTATTGTTTCTGAGCCATCAGTATTCTGTGTAGTTACAACTGTCCAAATAGTAGCTAAATCATCATTTTCAACTTCAACTCCAACAGCAGTAGGTGATCTGCTTTCATCAGTATTTGGAATACCACTCATAGCTGTTTGGTTTGACGTTCCAAACTTAGATTTAAAAGTTACATCTTTAAAATTAAACTTTTCATCAGTAGGACTTGCACTTGTAGCATCAGCAGCGAGTATTGGAGTGTCATCAAGAAATACATCTTTTAAACTTGCATTGTCATATGCAGTTGTACCTTTTGTAAGTCCTTCTTTTGAAGCACTGGCAAAACCCTCTATCTCTCCTTCAGAAATTAAGTCTTGAATAGTAGCAAAACTTCTACTATGTAAAGTATCTGGAGCACGATAAGGAGGAGGAGGACTTCTCCTACCACCACCAGCACCTTTAACAATTTTAGTTTCGTCTGTCATGCTTCCACCTGATTAGTGTCAATCGCTGCGGAGACAACCACCGAGCCAGTTATGATTTCTCCATATACTATTGGTACAGGTGTACCAGCCCTTGATGTATTTTGCACTCCACTAAAGTTAAAAGATAATTGTGGATCTTCTTCTGAATTAAATTTCTGTGGTTCTGGTAATGGAAATAAAAGTTCATTTACTCCCATAAGAGTTAACGCTATTCCTAAATTTCCTATTGCTGCTTGAAATCCACTAAATCCTTTTGCTGCTGAAAATCCCAACCCACTGAAATTTGCACCAGGCATTGCAAAAGCAAGACCAATTAATGCAGCACCTAGTAATATCTTTCCAAACCCTCTACCAGCACCACTTATAGCTGGAATAAAATGTATATCTTCCTGCCCTACAGGATATGATATTTCATTCTCATCAATCTCATAATTACCAACTTTTACCTGATAATATTTTGGACCCATAAAACGCTCTACTTCTGGAAAATTATGTATTAAAAAACTTACTGCCTGTGAAACACTACTAACCTTTATCTCGAACTCTTTATGTCCAATAAACTCTGCTAATTGTCCATACAACTTTAATTTACGAAGCATAGCGATACCTCTTTCCCGTACATTTTAACAACCATTCAGAGTAAGGCTCTCTACAAGATAGTCTATCGGTTAAATGATGAATAACATCACCTTCAAAAAATAATGCCACATGATTTAAAGTTGGATGCAATATTGACATTAGTAATACATCTCCATCTTGTAATCTTTCATCGGGTCTAAGTTCTCTAAAACCTGTTCTCCATGCACAACTTTCAAATAAAGGGTTATCCATGAATTGTTCTAATGTTGTAGGTCTATCCCAATCTTTAAGTTGTATATTCTTCTCTTCTTTATACCAATCTCTTACTAAACTCCAACAGTCTGTTATACCCCATACCCATTGACGCCCCAATAAAGGAGGTTTATATCCGCATGGTTCTAAATATGCCCATTGTTGAGTTTTTGGATTAACAATATACCAAGGTAAATTACTATCCTCGCAACCAATTCTGTCTGCCTGACTAGGGGCAGGGGGTGTTATTGGATGACTATGAACTACACCTACAATCTCACCAGTATTATCAGCTTTTACATAATCTTCTGGGTCGATAATAAAACATTGATGATCTGTAATTGAGAGATTACGACAAGGATAATATCGTTTTTTACCTTTTACATTCAAAAGTAAACCACAAGATTCTTTAGGATCTTCTTCTTGTGCATGAAGTAGTGCTTTATCTTTCCAAGTCATCCTACAAATGTACCAATAGAAGGAAATATAGATCGGGTTGCTTGACGTTTTGGTATTCGTACTCCTGCTAAATCTGTAGGAGCAGCAAGTTCAAATTCTACAACTTCTCTATTTTCTGAAGCCTTGCGATCAATCGAATAAACTTCTTGTGGAAATTCTGCTGTGTTATCTGCTGTTGGATTACTACCATCAGCAAAATTAACAGCATCTATAAATTTAGCTAATGTTCTGATTCTTGTTACTGTAGCTCCTGTTAAATCATTACCAGTTGTAGCTTTGTTTACAGTTAAAAGTATTGCTGAAATTAATCCTGTGGCATTACTAATAGTAATTTTAGGTCTGGGTAACTGTCCCTTTTGAAAAGCAAAACCTGATGCCTGTATTGGAAATCTAAGATAAGCATTACCAGCCCAGACTATCTGACCATTAGCATTTAAGTTGCTTCCAGCATGAAAACGATATACCTCTAAATTTTGAGCAGTCCAAACGACTTGATTATCATTAATAACACTACCACTACTAGCAGATGCAAACCCACCAGGTTCACTATTTCCACTTTGCCCTGCTGTAGTGCATTTAAAAACAATTGTTTTACTTGAGTTCGATGAACTTACTAGATCATCGAGAATATAATTTCTATTTGCCTCCCAAAATTGATAATGTAATCCATGTTGAAGATTTAAGACAAACAATTCAATAATTGCTGATGGATTTATTGACTGTAAATTAGTAAAAACTGCTGAGTTTACTGACATTAGGAGGCAGGTTCAAATACTTGTCTAAAGGTAGCTTGAATAGTAGCTCTATTGTTATATGGTATAGATTTGTTCCATCCTTCGCAAACAAACTGAGATGAACTAGCTTCTCCTGGAGGAGTAAATGTAAAGCTGACACTATCATTTGCTCTAGCATCTAAAAATTCTTCAATTTTTACTGCATCTGCTTGGCTTTTGTTAAAAGTAAAATTAAAAACTTTTGGATTTTGATGTTGTGCCAACCCAAACAATAAACGATGCTCATATCCATCAGCAAAACGAACAGTACGAGTTAATGGTGCAGATCTTTTCTGTTGTCCATAACTAGGTGTTGTACCTCCAGTAGACGTTCCAACAGTAGAATCATCGAACGTAGCCATTATGCAAGTAATCCTCCAGGTCTTTTTTGCTGTATTAATTCAGATTGTACTGCAACAGATATAAGACGGCCAAGCTCTCTACCTCTATCTTCATCACCTTCAACAGAAGAACCAGAAGCATCTACATTTACTACTATATTTGTACCACCACCTAATTCATGGTTTGGAATTATAGTACCTGCCCTATCAGGTACAAACATTTCAGCACCTCTTTCTCCTACGATTGAAGGTTTACCAACAGGAGGTCTACCTCCATTTGCAAACCCAAGAAACGGACTTACTGTACTGGCTGGACCAGAAAAAGGATTAGCCATTCCGTCTAAAAGACTTAACCCATTAAATCCTCCACCAAAAGCACTACCAAACATTCCAAGAAATCCCTTTGATATTTGTGCAGCCATCATCTGTGCAGCCATATCTAAGAAATGATCTGCTATTCGACTAAACATATTTCTAAACGCATCTTGAACAGTCATTGTCCCATTGATAATTCCTTTAAATGAGTCAGAGAATGAACTTTCTATAGCTTTACTAAGCTCAACTATTTGTTTTTGTGTATCCATTAAGTCTTCTAGTCTTTTATCAACGTCAACTATTGCAGATGCAACAGGACTAGCTAATATTTCTGCATTTCTTAATTGAGCTTCATTTAAGTCTCTTTGTAATCTTAATTCTTCTAATTGATCTTTTAGTTTATCTTTTCTAATACCTACTTCTGTTTTTTCAAATTCAAACTTTTTAAGTGCTATTTTTGATTCAATTGCTTTTATTTCGTTAGTTTTTCTTATAACATCTTGCTCTTCACTTCTTTGTGTAAGTCGTTTTGCTTCTAATTCAATTTCTGATTTTAAATTATCTATCTTTACTGATCTTGAACTATCAAGTAAATCTTGAGAGATCTGCACTTTTGCAGGTGCAGAAGATGGAACAAATTCTGCTCTTAACTGATTTAGAACATTAGGAGTTAAGACATCAGCACCAAAACCTTTTGCTCTACTAAAATTATCACCTAAAGCAGCAGTAAATCTATTACTAGGTAAACTACCAGGAACAAGTTCCCCTAACATTTTATTAAATTCATCTTCACGACCTTTTGGTACAGCCTCTTTAATATCTCGTAAAGTAAAACCAGCACTTGCTCCTTGCATAACTTCATTTAAAAAGAAAGCAAAATCTCCTAATCCTTGAGAAACAAATGACAACAATTGAGTATTTAATTTTGCAAAAGTATTTCCTAATTCTTCAAAAGATTTTGATAATTTTTTAAGTTGATCTACATCTGCAAATTCATCAATTTCAGCTAAAGCAATATCAGCAGCAGTAGCTTGTAATCCTAATTCTTCTAATTTAGTAATTTGACGTTCAAGAGCAGTACCAGTTATACCAGCACGTTGAACCAAAATATCAATATTTTCAGATGGTTTTCTAAGTGCAGTACCAAGTTCTGTTGCTTTTTTACCTAATCCATCAATAAATGCACCTATTTGAGTGCCAACTAAAGAAAGAGCAAAACCAAATTGTCCACCTAATAATCCACCAGTAGCACCACCAGCAAAACCACCAGCAGATGCACCAAGACCTTGACCAAAGAGTAAAGGAAAAGCTCCACCAATTAATGCACTTGATTGAATTTGTCCTCTTATTCTTCTATCTTCAGCAGTTTTATTTCTTTGAAATCTTCTAAATCTACCACCAGGACTTTCAGCTATTCTTTGTCTAATTTCTCTGGCATCAAATCTATCTCTTCTACTAATTTTGTTTGTTTTTTCTTGTTTATTAGTATCTCTTAATAAAGTCCTTTGTTTTTCTAATTCTTTATTCATTTCTTTTATTCTTGCCGTAACATCTCCATATTCTTTTTCAGTAAAATCTAACTGTTTTCTTACACCAGTTAAAGTATCTAAATATCTTTCAATAGCACTAATAGTATTAGCAGGAGTAATATTTAAAAGCGTTGATATATCTGCATTACTAAAACCAGTGACACCAGCAACATTTTTAGAACCCATCGCACCAAAAGTAGATGCTGTAATCTTTGCACTTTCATTGAATCTTTGAAGAGATTTTATTTGTGCTGAAAAATTTAATTTTGTAGCACCTTGAGTAAATAATTCAAATTTTTGACTTGTAATACCAGAAGAAGCTGCAAGCTCCTTCATTCTTTCTGCAAGTGCTCTAGTAGAGGCAATACCTTTTCTATTTGCACCTTCATAATTTAATAAACCTTTTGTATATCTTTCAAACGCAATCTGAGCTTCTTTTGTTTTTTTAGTTAATTCTTTTGCTTTAGCAATTGCATCTTTAGAAAAAGGACCACCAGATCCTGGACCTTTTCCAGTTTTCTTTGATAATTGATCTAATTCTTTTTGTAACGATTTAACTTTTCTTTCTGTAGTAGTTAAACTTTTTTGTAATACTTTTAATTTTTCGTCTTTTGTCCTGACATTAATATTAATTCCGTATTCTGCTGCCACTTACTCGACCAAATAAATTACCCCTATCTTACCTCCTTCTGGGTTTCATGGCTTGTTTTTTTTTCACTTGTTCTTT